GCGGTTATTGTAATCATTCACAATATTTAAATTTACAATATTTGCAAGATTTATGTAATAGACGAGTATATATTCATGTTGATAATATTGATGAATTATTCCAAGATGTAGGTTTAAGAATAAGTCCACCTCCAGGATTTAGATGGTTACAATATAATAAAGATGATACTTTTGCTGGAGATACAGAGAAATTTTCAAAGAAATTACAAGGTGTACAAGAATTACTATTTGATAAAATATGTAATGATATCAAACATACAGAATTAGTAAATTTTCAAACAGCTTGGTTAACTAGATCAAATTCAATGCCAAGCGGTGCAGCAACTGGTTATAAATATAAAGGACAACAAATTGACAAAAGAACAGCACATGAGTTAGGTTTGATTACACAAGATGAAGTATTAAATGACTCATCAATAATATATGCTAGTGCAAGTATGAAATATGAAAATGGTAAGTGTAGATATTTATATAGTACAGATGTATTAGATCAAATGAGAACTGACTACTTATTATCATTAATTGATAAGCATTTACATGTTTTGGAAGAATCTGGTATGGGATTGAATCAAGTACAAGAATTACAACAAGAAATTCAATTATTAAATGCCTCATTAGAAAGAGCTAAATGTTTTTCATTTGATTTTGAAGATTATAATAATCAACATACATATGATTATATGATTACATTTTGGTCATCTTTGGCTACTAGTATGATGAAAAGATTTGGTCATTTAGCAAAAGATTATGTAAATATGATAAATATAAAGATAAATACATTAAAAAATAGGTTTATAGGTAAATTAGGTACAAATGGCTTAATAGTAAAATCATTAGATACATTATTATCAGGTAGTCGTGAAACAGCAACTTTAAATACATTTAATAATATTGCATATTCTAGAACAATAAATAGTAATATAAAAGAAATTTATAATATTGACATAACAACTTTATTAAAAGCAGTTGGTGATGATCAAACAGGTAAAGCACTTAGTCAGCAAAAGGCTATTTTATATGTATTATTTATGCTAGTTGTAGGTTGTGAAGGCAATGCAAATAAGATATTATTAGGCGTAGAATTTTTAAGAAAAATGTATTGGAATGATGGCAGTATAAATGGTTATTTAAATCGATCAATTGCTAATATCATTAGTCGTGATCAAAATAGAACAGAAAGGGTAGATAAACATACAATACCAATATCATTAATTACACAATTACGTAAAATATATAGTAGAAATGGTTGTAAATTAGCATTACATATATTATATGAATGGACAATTAAAAATAAATGTTTATTTGTAAATGGTAAAGATGTTATACAAATGCCATTTGATTTAATCTATGCAAGAAAACAATATGGAGGATTGGGAATTAAACCATTGATAGGTGATTTTAAAAACGTATTAATAAAAACAAATGGGAATATGCCTAGATTAGAGGTTACAGAAGTACCAAAAGTTGATAGAGGAATGTCATTAGATCTAGTAGAATATTTAGAAAATAATTATCAGCTACAATTGGATTATAGAGATCAATTATTAAATAATATGCGTCAGAAAAATTTAATAAATGTTGCCAGTGCTAATGATAAAAAAGAATGGTACGAAAAAATAAATATATATCTAAG